TTGCCGGGATGAGCGGCAGTAGGGCGGAAATGATCTGCGGGATGAGCGGCGCGATGGCCTGCAACGCCGTCACCAGCGCAGTACCAAGCTGCTCGATGAGCGGCCCAAGGACAGGAGCCAGGAGACGCAGCGACTCGGCCAACGTCTGACCGAGCAGCGTCGCGATCTGCGCAACGAACGGGGCGGCCGTCTGCACCGCGCCGGCGAGCATCGTCAACGCCTGCCCCAGAACCGGGCCGATCACTGCGGCTACCGGCCCGATCGCCTGACCGAGAGCAGCCAGCGCCGAACCAACCGCCGGAAGCGCCGACATGACCCCGTCGGACCCGGCGCGGACCCCCTCGAAGAACGTCGTCAAGCCGGTCTGGAACTCCGGCCCGCGCACCACCGAAGCGACCGCAGCCAGCGCGCGCTGCAACGTGTCCAGACCTGACGCACCGGACGCATTCGCGGCGTCCATTAGCGACTTGATGATCGACGCCGCCGACTTGCCGATGTCAGCGAGTTGCCGCAGCGTGTCAATAGCACCCTGCACCCACCGATCAAAGTCGCCATTCTCGACCTTGATAGACGCCCACTCCTGGAACTTCCGCGCTGCGTCCTCAGCGCCAGAGGTCAGCCTGGGGAGCCACTGCGACCCGGCCACGCCGAGCGTCATCAGACCGTCGATCACGGGCACGATCGCGCCGCGCAAATTCCCCAACGCAGTCGCCGAGTTCTCGAAAATCGCCGAGATTTGACCCAGACGGCCAGCCTGCGCGATACCCGCCGCGAACCGCTCCCCGAGACCAGACATGGCCTCCGCGTTCGCGGTCAGGCCCACCTGGAGGCTCGGCAGCAGGTCCGTCGTCAGCATTCTGACGGAGTCGGCGAAACCGTCGAACAGAACGTTCTGGACGCTCTGCTGCATCTCCTTCCAGGCAGGAAGCGAGTCCCGGATGGCGGTCGCGGCCTCGCGGGCGTTCGGCGCCAGACCCTCAAGCGACTTGGAGAACTTCTCCGGGTCGCCGACGCTGGACAGCGCCTCGCCGAAGCCTTTGAAGCCGAGGACCAGGGCGCCGATAGCGCCCGTCGCCGCCCCCGCAGCGGCAGGTATGAGCAGCGCGAACCCAGACAGTTGCGTCACCGCTGATGCCAACGTCAGCACAGCGGGGACCGCGTTCATTGCCACGATCCCCAGGGAGGAGATGCCGCCGAACTTCAGCGCACCCAGACCCATCCCCGACCCGTTCAGGTTCGAGATGGCCGACCGCAGCCGCGCGACGGCAGACCCGAAGCCCTTCTCGTCGACCCCGACGGGGATCTTCACCTCGTTCGACCGGGCGATGGCTTGCAGCTCGGCGATCTTCGCCCGCAGCTCAGCCTTCTGCTGGGCCGCCATCTCCGGGTCGATCGGGACCTTGACGGACATGTCCCGGACCTGCGCCTGTACGGCAGCGACCCGAGCGGACACCTCACGACGTAGCCGCTCACCGTCTGCCGTCAGCGGAACGTTCAGCTCCAGGCTGGACTGGGCTGCCCTGATGTCCGCCGCTGCCTTCGTCAGGAACGCATCCGTGTCAGCCTTGACCGGGATCTCGTACGGCCGGGCCGGGGGCAATCGCGGCTGGTCCTGCGGCTCGTCATACTCGACCGGGACCGACACGCGCAGCGAGTCCGCGGCAGCCTTGACCTTCGCCAGGTCAGACGTGATCCCGTCCAGATCCAGCGACGTCGGTATCTCGACCCGGAGCTGGTGCTTGATGCGCTCCAGGTACTTCGACAGCGACGGCAAGAACTTAGACACGTCCGGGAGAACCTGAACGCCAACCCTGTCGACAATCCGCGCGCCGGGGCCACCCGCCATGACTCGGCCCCCTTATTCAGATCTGCTGTCGTTCCCTGATTCCCGCTACCGCGGCCGCGTAGTCCGAGTCGGTGAAGTCACGCCCCGGAGCCGACTGTTTCGACCCAGGAGTCGGATAGGTTGGCGCCCGCTTCTTCCCCGAGGCTTTCTGCGCATGGAGATTCCACAGGTCAGCGAGCACCTGCGTTGTGCGGTCCCACCCGAACCACGCCAGAGACGGATCCGGCGCGCCGTCCTTCGGGGGGCCGACGTGCGCGACCCGCAGCGCATAGAACGCCGAGCCGTGCGGCAGCCACTTGATCCGGGCCAGACCCTCACCGGGTGGCCGGCGACCCATCACGTAATCCGCAAGCGGGACCCCGTACACGCGACCGAAATCCGCGTGGAGCCCCTCGCCGTACAGGTCGATCAGCTCGGCGAGGGCACCGCTTCCCCCGGCCGCAACGCGACCATGTACCACAGGCCCAACTCGACGAGCTGCTTCGCGTCAGCGCCATCCAGGACCGCGGCCAGCGCGGCCTGCGCGCCGGGACGTGCCACGAGCCGCAGCGCCTCATCGAACGCGGCAGCGGCGACCTCAACGACAGCCAGCGCCGCCAGGGTGCCCTTGCCGTCCCCGTATGCGCTCAGCGAGTCCAGGTCGACACCGCCGATCGTAGAGAAAAACTCCCCGCGGGTGCGGCGTGGTACCGCAGACACCGGCAGCAGGAACTCCCCACCATCCGGGACAGCTTCAGCCGCGAGCTCCGCGGACGCGATGTCCGCCGACAGGCCAGGATCCTCGTCGTCCACGTCCGGCTTGGCGACCCGCACCATCAGGCGCCCTTCGCCGACGTCGTACCGAACCCGGCGCCGATCCAGTGGTGCTCAGTGAGCGAACCCGTCGGCGTCAAAACGGTCGCGCGCAGCGGGATCTGCGAGAACTTATCCGTCGCGTGGTCGATCGCACCATCACCACGGACCGACGTGCGTGGCATGAACTCACCAACGACCTTCGACCCCATGATGTAGACGACCAGCAGGCCCTTCTCCGTGGACGACCGGTTAGCCGGCGCCGACCATGTGTCGATGCCCTTCGTGCCCAGGCCGTCGCGCAGGTCCATTGTGTCCGAGTCGAACTGGATCGCCTGGACGACGATGCTGCGGGTGCCAGGCTTGACGTCCTCCATCGCCTTCTCGTACCACCAGGTACGAAGCACGTCGGAGGACCCGCCGTCCTCTTCCCACTTCGGCAGATCGTCTGCCGACGTGTCGCCGAGCGGGGTGAAACCGACAGGAAGATTCGCGTTCGGGTCGCCACCAGCGACGTAGCTTTCCAGCGACGCCAGCGTCGGGATCGTCGTCGCGTTCGGGTTGCACATGAGCACGACACCCCGGCCGGGGCGCAGCAGGTTTTCCAAGGACAGGGGCATGACTGAGGCTCCTATAGGCGGGGGTAGTGCGAGAGATGATGGAGGGGGTTACGGGACGAGCTCGACGGTCGCTGCGCCCTGAGCGCAGAACACCCCCGCCATGCCCGTCTTCAGCTCGGTCGGGGACGAGTCGACGCCGAGTTGGTTGATGTGCGCCGTGTCGAGCGGCGTCGTCTTCTGCCATGCGCCCCACCAGGAACGCATCGCAGCATTAGCCAGATCGATGGCGGCCGACTTCGACGTCGCGAACGCTTGCCAGGTGACTCCGTACGACTCGACAACACCCGGCAGGATCACCTGGCCCGGCAGGATCTCGATGTGCACGAACGGCAACTCGCGGAGCATGTCCGCTGGCATGTCGACGTACCCGCGGATACCGTCACCGGTCAGCGCCGACCGCAACGCCCGCTCCGGGTTCACGACCGGGCCGCTTTCGACATGATGTGCAAGCCGGGCACCCACGGGTTGTTGCCGCTGTGACTCGCGTACGAACCCGACCTGGCGTGGCCGAACTCCAGCGAGGACGCCGCCGGCCCCTCCAGGAACACGAACGCGTCGACCGATCCGGTCTTCTGGGTGATGCGGTGCCCACCAGGACGGTTGTGCGCCGCGAACAGCGACGACGCGGAAGTCTTGATGATGTCCCGCCGCGCCATCACGGACGCACGTACGCCAGGCAGGGTGGCGATCATCCGCTCGCTGCTCACGGGATCACCTCCGGCTGCTGGGCGCGGCACATGATCGAGTCATGCCGGGTCAGATCCGAACCGTTCGACCGGCGCACCTCGCCCATCACGTCGAACACGCGGCCCTGCCAGGTCAGCGTTGACCACGCGCCCGGAGGGAGAGAGCGAGTGATGAACTGGTAGTAAGTGATCGCGCCGAGGACGGCGCTGGTGGAGACGTCGAGACCGCGGGACGTCGAGCCCTCGGAGAACTGGGCCGGCTGCATCCGCCCACCCACCGAAACCGGCGGGCCAGGGACGCGCGTCGGGGTGCCGAACTCGTCCACCGACTCAACCTCAGGCCGAAGCTCCACCCAGTCGCGCGGCTGGTCGAGCAGACTCACCCGGCCCGCCCGCGCCAACTACACGTCAACCCGACGGGGATCGTCCCGGCTGGCGCTGGACGCGTTGTGGCGAGTCCGAACAGATCCCGCCACTCCGCGGGCCACCACCAGCCGTCGACGCCCTTCTCCAGACGGTACGAGTAGTCCCCGTCAGTCTCGGATGAGTAGCCCCGCGGGTTCGCGGCACGCCGTACAACCGCGTCGGCGACAGTGTCCGCGACCAGGGCAGCATCGAACCGGGACAAGCCGTCCATGGTCCAGCCGGGGCCGAGGAGCAGCACTGCCAGGGACCGTTCGGCGCGACGGATGTACCCCTCGTACAGGATCCACGTCGGGTCGTCATCCGGGATCGGGGTGGGCGACGCGGCCTGCACGTCAGCGAACTGCGTGATAGTCACGCCACCCTCACCCCTCACCCATTCAGTTGTCGAACTTCGCGCGGATGTCGTCGCGGGACAGGCCCTCAACGTCGACACCCTGAGCGGCAGCGTACGCCTGCCAGTCCGCCAGCGAAGCGTTACCGGCCGGCCTGGCGGAATCATCGACGTCATCGTCTCCGGTCCACAGGTGGTCTCCGCTGGCCTGCTCCGCAACCCACTCCGGAACGTCGGGCGAGTCCGGACCGAACCAGACAACCTGCGCCGTCTCCGGGTCACGGACCAGCACGCCAGTCGCCAGCTTCCGGGCCACGATCAGGACACCGTCAGGACGTAGGAGTCATCCGGGAGAGCGAACACAGGGAACGCCAGAGCGGCCGTGTTCACCCACTCCTGCTTCGGGTGCTCCTTGCCGTAGTGGCCCGTCACGATGCCCGGAAGACCAACGGACGCGATGCCGTACTTCGGGTCCATCGCCTCCGCAGTCGTGCCGAACACGGTCCGGCCCGCGTTGCGGGTGACCATGATGACCTTGCCGGTCGGCAGGATCCGCTGCTCAGTGAGCGTGTCATCCCGGTACCTGGCGTCGTACAGGCGGATGTTCCCGACCCCGTACGCGTCCAGCGTCGCCGAGACGTACTCGCGGGTCACGATGTCCGGGGTGCCGGCCACGTTGGTCTTCGCGAGGTTCAGGAACGTCTGCGACTGGCGGAGCAGGTTGTACGTCGGCGTCGACATGATGATGTCGACATCCGTGTCAACCAGCTCACGAGCCGTCAGGAGATCCTTCAGCGGAGTGCTCGTGGACGTGTTAGTCCACAGCACAGACACCGTGGAGACACGGTTGGCGTTACGCTGCCAGTCCGCTTCCTGGGTGACGCCCCGCTCGTTCGTCAGGGTCGTCTTGCCCGTGAGGACCGTGTTCACCGCTGCCCGCTCCAACCGGACCACAGTGGCCAGCGCGGTACGCTTCGCGGCCTGCGCAAGCGCCTGCTGGTACTGCACCGGGTCGGCCTTGCGGATCGTCAGCCGGTCCTTCTCCGTGAACAGCTCACGCTGACCAAGGGGCAGCAGCTCCCCGTTCATCGTGGAGAACCCGTCCCGGACACCCAGGGGGTTCTCAGCATCCCAGGCACGGAACTTCGCCGACGTCGGAACACCATTGAAACCGGGGGTGATCCGGTACTCGATGTCGTCCGTGAACTCCGGCGTGAAGTAGTCCGTCGTGAACCAGTACTTCGTCTTCGGGTCGTCACCCTGCGCCTGACGCGCCTGGATCGCCCGAGAGATGTTGGTCAGCTCCGCCGGCTGGAAGTAGCGCGTGATGAGCTCAGCCATCGTTATCACGCCTTCCCGTTGAAGTAGAACCGCTGCGCCGACGTCGCCGCGACCGCAGCAGGGTCGAACGTGACCGGCAGCAGCGTCGGGTCGTACGAGCCGTGCCACATGTAGCCGGTCACGTCGTCACCGTTAGAGATGTCGACGGGGTTGATCGTGAAACCCGACAGTGCGGCGGGAGTGCCGACGGTCCCCGCGAACGGGGTCGCCTTCCCGGCAGAGTCGACAACGATCGGGTACAGCGCGGGGACGACGTTGTCGACGACACCCGGCTCCCCGGTGAACGCAGAGGCGGTGAGGGTGCACCCGATCCCGTCCTCTACGGCGTGCTCAGTGAGCAGGGCGCGCCGGTCCGCGGCGAGCCCATACGTCTTGCGACGCACGTTAACGGGCATGAGAGCCCCTTCCGTGAGATCAGAGGTTGTACTGCTTCAGGAGCTCTTCTCCTGAGCTGATGGTGTTGCCGGCCGCGCCACGGCGGCCCTGGCCCATGTCGGGCGGGTTTGGGTCCTGCTTGATCGGCCCCCCGAGACGGTCGGCGTACGCCAGAAGCGCCTCGTGGTCGACTGCTCCGTCCGTGACGAACGCGGACATCGCGATCGGCCGCAATGCCGCAGCGATGTCGTCGTCTTCCTTGCCGCGGGCGCGTAGCGTCGCGGTGAGGATCGCGCGGGCGGCGCCCTCGTTGGCCTCAGAGAGCGCGGCCTGACGGCCCTGCTCGTGAGCGTCCTGGACGGCCTTCTCCTGCTCGGTCTGCGCCTCAGCGCGCGACTTGTCGAACGCCGCGGCCTTCTTCTTCAGGTCGGCGTAGTCGCCCATGGACTGGACCCGAGACTCGTGCTTGCGGGACTGGTATTTCCAGTACGCCGCCTGCTCGACCGCGGTCATTTCCGCGACCGGAGTACCTTCCGGGTACCCCTTGCCGGGGTTCTGCTGGTCCTGGGTGGGTTCCTGCGCCTGCTCGCCCTGCGACTGCTCCCCACCAGATCCGCCGCCTTCGGCGTCATCGGTGATGTAGCACAGCCAGGGGCGAAGGTTTTTCGGCATGCGTGTTACTCCCCATGTCGGGTGTCGGTGAATTAGCGGCCCATGACGGGCACGATTTGGCTTAGGCGGCGATCAGGAGCGGGCCGAGCTCGTCATGCTGCTCGACTGCGACCCGGACGCGTTGCAGCTCTTGGCGGCCAGTTCCGCCGGCCTCGCCGTACAGGTCTTGGAGGGTCCGCCCGTTCAGCGAATTGCCAGGATCAGCCCCGTTGAAGATCTCAGCGACACCGCAGTTGCAGCCGTTGTGCAGCGGCATCAGGGAGCCCCTGGCGTACACCTGGTCAGACGCGACCAGGCACAGGCCACACGAGCCACCCCTGGACTGCTCGGGATGCACGACTCTACGGAACCCGGTGACTGTCCTCGCTGCCTGGCCGTGGTTCCGGGCCGCGATCCTCATACCCAACGCCACATCGTCGGCCACGTTCAGCTCGACCCTGCGCAGCAGCGCCCCACGAGCCGCGGCCTCATCGGATGACTTGGCGTACTCGTAGCGGAACTGCTCAAACGGCCGTAGCCACTGCTCCACCGGATCCACGCCACGAGGGCGACGGGGTAGTGGCTCCACTACCCGCGGCGTCGGCTCCCTCACCTGGCGCGACACCGCGTTCAGGTAAGCCACCGTCTGATTCGCGTACGTCGTGGCCGCGATCCGATCCAGCGCCGCGAGCTCGGCAACTAGACGTCGCTGACCCTCGGCGGTGTAGAAGTCACGCGACACCGACTGATTGAGTCTGCGCGACGCCTTCGCCATGACGGCCCGCACCAGGGACTCGCGCCCTGCCGCGTGCTTGTCGACGAGCGCGATAACGCGCCGCAGATCAAGCGGCCGGGGCTGCATTCCCGGCACGTTCCGCCACCGTCACGTCCTGCACGTCGCGAGCCGCGCCAACAAGCGCCGGCGGCGGCTCGGCGGCAAGCGAGTTCGCCGCCGCCAGCAGCGCATCCTCGTCCCGCATTTCCTTTAACCGATCAAGCTCAGACGGACGCACCTGCAACACCCGGATCATCGTCTCCGCCCACGGGACACCGCCAGCCTTGAAAGCCGGAAGTGCCTGAGCCTGCTCAGACAGGGAATGCCGCCGGATCGGTGACCACTCGACCCGCATCCGCCCCACGTCCGCGCGGGCCTTATCGCCCATCGCCTCGAACGTGTGAGCCCACAACCTGCCCTGGAATCCCTCCAAGCGCCCGCGCCGCTCGATCACCCGCGTGTCGTGGGACTGGGACTGGTTCGATGCGCCGGCCGCGGCCTGCTGCTCGTCAGGGAACATGTAGTAGATAGGCGACCGGGTCAACGCGCAGAACTGCTTCACGTCGTCGACCGTCGCGAGACGGATCGGACCAAGGTCGATCGGGGTCGACTCCCACACATCCACACCCTCCGGGATGCGCCACAACGCGCCCGGATCGGCCATGAACATGCCCGAGTAGTCAGCCTTCTTCTCCTCGTTGGTCTCCGGGTCGATCACCGTGTCCGGGAGGCCCTTCATGCCCCTCTGCCGGTACGCCTGGTACTTCGCGATGACGATCCGGCCGAACACGCCGTCGATGATCCGGTCGATCGTGTCCAGGTGCCGCTCGAACTCACCCACGCCGTAACGGTTCCGCACCCGATGCACGGCGCACCATGCGCCGTGCCCAGGGATAGGCTCCCGCTCACCAAGCCATGTGCGGCCGCCATTCTTGACGACGGACTTCCGAACCCAGCCAGGCCCGTACAGGTACCAGGCATCCTCGCCGGTCCACTCGTCCACCAACGCCTTGAACCCAAAGCGGGTTTCCCCGGTCACTGGGTCGTCGTACGTGATGCACGTCCGGGCATCCTCGGCGGTGATCCGCGGCACCACGCCGGCCCCAGCGGACCCGAGGATCGCGTACCCGTCACCGAAAGTGAGCATGGACTGCGCCACGTCAGCGACCACCAGAGGCAGGTCATTCTGCGCCGCCACCGCATGGGCCACCTTGTCGCCGTCCGCGTCATCCTCGACAGCGGTGCCCCACGCCAGCGGCAACATGCAGTCGACGGCCGATCCGATCGGCAACTCAGCCACATTCAGCCGCGACATCCGCAGATACGCCAACACCCCGTCACGCCACCCATCGGCGCACCACGGCAGCGGAGGCTCACCCCGGAAGTAGTCATCAAGCAGCGTCAGACCCGGACGGCCCTGACGCTGCACCGCATCCGAGAGGCGCACATTCCGCGACGCCGAGGCGATGCGCTGCTTCTCGTCGACGTACCCGCCCGAGTAGTACCCATCACCAGCGTTACGCGCCGCGAGAGACCGAGACAGGCGGTTCGCGACCCACTCATCGGAGCCCTGCGCTGCATCAACAAACACGCAAAGGCCCCCTCCTAATAGATCCGGCCGAACGTCGAAGACTTCTTTTCCCGGTTGACTCCCGCCGACAGTGCATCGAGACGCGCCTGCCATGCCAGTACCGCGGCGATAGCGGCGTCGATCTTCCGGGAGGAGTACGACGCCTCCTTGCGGATCGTCAACCGGCCATGCTCCAGCCGGCGCCGCGCATTCAGCACGTGTCGCGTCAACCGGTCATCCCCGGAGTGAGTCATGTCCCGGTTCCGGACCGCCGATTCGAGCTGCTCAACTGCCCGCTCGATCTTGATAGACCGGCCGCCAGTCATCCACCACTCGAACGGATGCGCCGACGACTCCCGCACCTTCACCTGGGCGCCGTACTTGGCCTCCCACGCGTTGACGTACGAACGCCAATCCCGCGCCGGGTCGCAGTAGAACCCCACCACCCGGTGCTCACGGAACACCCTGTCGATGGTCTCCTCGATCACCGACAGCGGAGGCTCCCACGTCTCCCACGTCGACGGAGAGTCAGGCGCCTCCCACACCTCGACCGGCCACACGTGACCGTCCGAGACCCGGCAGGCCACCAGCGCCGTCGCGTCAGGTTTCCCCTTCGCCCGGCCGCGGGAACCGTCGAACCCCAACGTGACCGCATCCGACCTCAGGACGGTCTTCCCGGAGTCGCGGCACGCCTTCCACTCCGGCTCAGCCAGCCACGAATCCGACGCGTGGGTGATCTGGTTCAGGAAGTTGCCGCGCGAACCCTGCTCATCCGCGTCCGGATCCCAGATCCGCGCGATATGCGCGTCGTGGTCTGCCCAGCCAGGCACGCACGGCGGGTCATGGATCACACAACCGCGCGAGTCAGCCGACGAGTCGCCATACGCGAACCGCAACCCCGCAAGCAGCGAGTCAGGGTCCGTCAGGTCAGTCTCGGGCGGCGCCTCACGGTGGTCGTACAGCAGGCCCCTATCGACCCGCGCCCGACCCTCCTGGATCGCCCGCCACGCCTCCGCGGTCTTCTCCGCGACACTGCCCATGCCGGGCGTGTACGCGTTCGGGGTCTCGATGTACGCCGACCCGACCTTCGCGGCGTTATCGGCGAGGATCCGAGCCAGTCGCAGACCACCGTTGCCGGCCGTCCACTCCTCCGTCTGGTCCCACACCTGAAACACCGGGCGGTTGCCCTTCACGGTGGCACCCGACGCCGTCATGTACGCGATCTGCCCCCTCGGCAGATTCACGAACGTCTCCATCGGCTCGATACCGGGATAGTTCTCGAACACCGGAGGCCACAACTGGGGATCCAACATTTCCAGCATCGGCGCCCACGTGTTCTTCTTCACCTGGTCTTCCGACACTGCCGCCAACTGCACCAGCGGAGTGCGAACGGTCGACCACGGACGCCCCACCGGGCGCCCATTCCCGTCGAACCCATCCGGAACCACGTCCGCCAACGCCTCAACGACACACAGGCAGGCCAGGAACGGCGACTTCCCCCAACCACGCGGCCGAGACAACACCCCGCGGCGAATCAGACGCCGCTTCCCCGCGACGTCGACCTCGTAGAACCGCAGAATGAACTCTGCCTGCTCCCGCGTAGGCACAAACGGCTCATACTCCTGCCGATCAGGAGCCGCCAGGTTCTCCTCGATCCAATCCAGGACGTAGAACCCCAACGTCGGCCGCTCACCGGGGAAGCCAGGCTTCCACGGCACGACTACTCAGCCAGCTTCAGCCCAGAATGCCGCGAACGAGCCTGACGCGCCGGCCGCTTCCCCTCAGCCTCATCCGCAGCCGCGAACTGGATCCGCAACCGCGCCCGATCCTCCGGAGTCGCCCCGAACTTCGCCACCCGCAACCGCAACTCAGGCGCCAACTTCGCGTCACCCAGCCAATACAGAGCGTGCAACCTCGCCGTGTCCCGCAACTCAGACCAGTCCGTCGCCGTGAACTCCGCCGACAACGGCGAACTAGCCCACATGTCCCACCACTCACGCGTGATATCCGGCCAATCGACCGGGACCATGTCCCCGTCATCACGGATCATCAACGTCGGCAGTCCAGGCTGCTCAGTCGGCCGAGCAACGATCACCCGCAACCCCATCGGGTCCGAGTTCGTACGCGCACGCCGCGCAGGATCCTTCGGCGCAGGACCACGACCAGCCATAACAGCCTCCCATGACGGGGTATGAGGGTAGCCCATGACGGGCAGATAGTTCGACGTCAAGAAGTACCAAACCTGTACGCACCCTGGGACGCC